CTTCACACCCAAGCTTTGAAGAAATACTTGAAATGTCTCAAAGCATTATGATGGCCGCATCTGAAATGAGCTCATCTGAACAACAAGAAGGATAATTGATGGATAAATACCGTAAGACAGCCGAGGAGAGGCTGGGTAATAATAAGTCATACGGTAAACATAAAATACATCCAGAAGAATTGGCGCGAAGGGCTCATGTAAAGGGCCACTTCGCCGCCAAAGAACGCGATGAATTTTTTGATGAAGTGTATGGCGAGGTTCTGGTAGACTACTTTATAGAGTGGTTACGCACAGATCCACATGAAACAAAATCTCGTGAGTTTCTCTACGCTTCTGCTATGGCACTAGGTAGTGTTAAAGAGAAAATGATGAACTTTGAGATGTATGGGAAAAACATCCCACACCTAATGGAGGACGACGATGGCGAAACGAATAATTGATTACGCACAGTTAGTTAAAAATTATGAAACAATGATTGAAACATTAGAGTATGACTCTATGCGTAGTGCAGGTAAAGCAAAGTTAAATGCAGATGCTTTGCATAATATGCTTGCATTAAAAGACCGTTATTCTAAACTAATTCCTACAAAACCTGAACCTGTAAAAACAGTCCCTAAAAAGGGAGGTAATGACTAATGGAACAAAATACCGAAGCAATGGCAGACTCTACCCAATTGGATGATTCTGCAGCAACGGATACAAGTCAAACTGAAGAGGCTTTGCTGGCTGACATTCTAAGGAATACTGAATTCCTAGATAATGAATCTCTACCCAATGAGCAAGTACCACAGTTAGACGCGGAAGAAACTAGCGAAGCAGACCCAGAATCGCTAGAAGAAGCCGATATTGAAGATGATGAAGAAGAAACTGAAGAAACAGAAGTAGAAGCGGAGGATGAGGATGATACGTCTACCCAAGAAGCTGATGTCTATACTGCTGACGATTTGGATTTGGATGCACAAGTTCTTGTCAAAATTGACGGAGAAGAAGTTGCAGTTTCCTTTAGTGACCTTATTAAAGGTTACTCTACTGAACAACATCTTTCTAACGAGGGTCGAAAACTTGGTGATGCAAGAAAGCAGATGGAAGAAGAATATAATGCAAAGGCTGAAGAGCTTCAAGCAATGTCTCAAGCATCTGCTGCTGTACTGTATAACGCAGAGCAGCAATTCGCTAAGGACAATCATGAAATTGAAGCAGCAATTAAAACTGCTCGTGAAGAAGGTGATACCTACGAAGTTAATGAACTTAAAGATAAACGTGAAATGGCTCAACAAAATTATTGGCAAGCTAGAAATCAACGTGAAACTTTGGTTCAACAAGTTGAAAAGCAAGCTCAAGAACAAAGTGATAAAGCTTGGGAAGAACAAGTAAATTATTTTAATGAAGTAATCCCTACTATAATTCCTGACTTTAATGAAGAAACAGCAATGGCAATTCGTGAATTTGCTATTGAAGAAGGTATTGCACCTGAAATTCTTGACACTATTGCAGACCCTATTATTGTCAAATTTGTTGATGATTATAGACGACTTAAACAAGGTGTTACTACTGGAGCAGCTAAAAGAAAAGCTACTACTGTTAAGAAATTACCTATTCGTAAAGCAAAAACTAAAACACAAAAAGAAGTTGATGCTAAAACACGCAATAGGCAAAAAGTTCTTAGCGGAGAAGGTAGTGCTGATGAACAAATGGACTTCCTTAGAGGGCTTGCACAACGTTCATTAAATATGTAAATACCTAGGAGGTATATAATATGTCTAGCACTCTTGGTGTGCGCGGTACTGGTGGACCAGCTGGCCCACAACGCGCTTCCGATGCAAATGTCTCACAACGTGAGGATCTTGCAAACTTTATCACGATGATTACTCGTGATGAAACTCCTTTTATGTCTTCAATTGGCAAAGCAAAAGCAACAGCTATTTACCACGAATGGCAAACAGATACCCTGGAAGCCCCAGGCTCATCACGTATTGCTGAAGGTACAGATTACCTTGAGCCAGCTTCAGGTGGTGCAACTGCAACTCCTGCAGTAGGTGATAAGTTTGCTAACAGCGGTCCAAATCGGACTCGCCTTGGTAACTACACTCAGATCAACGGTAAAACAATTGCTGTATCAGGCACACGTCGTGCTGTAGATCAAGCTGGTGTAGCTGATGAATATGCTTATCAATTGAAAAAGCGTGGTACTGAACTTCGCCGTGACGTTGAACATGATATGGTTCACTCAATGAACGTATCTGCTGCTATTGCTGCACAAGGCAATACTGCACGTTCAGCTGGTTCATATCAGTCATTTATTAACTCAGCAACTACTGTTGATTATGTTGGTGAATTCCAAGCTCCTTCAGCTGCAACAACAGGCGCTGGTACAGATGCAGAAGGTACTGCTGTACCTCGTTCAACCATTGCTGGTTCAACCACTGCCCCTGACCGTGATCCTTTGGCACT